ATGGTCGAACCAGGCTTTGCCGATACCGACATTCACAGTAAGACCGCCTGCCGCCTTCACAGCAAAAGCGGTTCCGATAGAAGCAAATACACCATCGATGATGAGTCCATCAAAGATAGCTGACATCTGTGCAGCATTGTATTTGCGGTCACCGTTAAGTGAATTGAAAAATCCGCTTGATACGCTCATTCAGTTTCTCCCTCCTTACTTTGAAATAGTTTTGAAGGTCGGATAAATTGACAATCCTTCCTCACTGTTTGAGATGACCAACTCTGAAATGTAAGCTGATCCCTCATTGCCATATTCATTGGCGATCTGAACGATGTCTCCGATAAAGAAGTCCTCGCCGTATTTGAAAAGTCGAGTAACTTCAACTTCTCCTTCGAATGCAGTGGTTACAATATGGTCTGCCAGATTCTTCAAACCTTTTGTCCGAAGCTGCGCCATATATTCTGCATCGGAAAGAGTCCCGTCCTCAGTATCGGATGAGATGTCACGAGCATCTGTAAAAAGCTCACGCCGATCAAGCCCTGAGGCTGAGCCAACGATAGCAGTTCGCCTTGCTGCCCCTTCACCTTCTCCTGCGACCAGAGTCACATTTCGAAAACTCGCTCTGGATGAATAATAGTTGCTGTTGATGATGTTC